CTCCACCGTCCCACACCCAGTCTTTACCTTCCATAATTCCTGACACAAATGCGTCTGGAGCAGAAGGATCAGCAACGATATCAGCAGCAGTTGCAAGCATAAAGTCATCAGAGACAACCTTAACACCTTCATTGTTGACTGCTAGAGTACCGAGTCCACGGGATGATACACCAAGTTTTACACCTTCATCTATAAGATTCTGTGCAATCCTACCCATTGGTGTAGAGAGGATTTTTGCTTTACCGATAAAATTAGATCCACTTTCTTTAAGTGAAACAATTTTATGTGATACACGATCTAGATTTACTGTTGGTCCTTCGGGGTGACCGAGTTCTCCAACTGCACGACCAGATGTCACAAAACTTTCGTTATACCTTTGAACTTCTCTACGAAGAGTGTTCAATGGATACATACGACCATTGCGGTTTTGAATATCCCCTTGGAGGAAGATACCCTCAATAAACATAGATTTTTTACCGTTGCGATTTTCAACGATAATCTCTACATCATCTATTTGTTCTGTGATTAACTTCATTGGTTTAATTAGTAAATCCTACTTTTGTAGCTGCAAATTGACCCTTACCCCATACGGTGTAATCTGCGGGCTTTTCAATAATAATATCAGCACCTGCGGCCAATGTGCATGAACCTACACCTGAGTATGCATTCACACCTGTTGGATCAGTTACACTAATAACATTAACAGCACCAGAGTCGTTGTAAACTCTAACCAATGTTGCTTTATCTACTGTGGAACTATTACCAATTGCAGCAGCAACTTTGATTTCTCCTGATAATAAAAGTGTTTGATTAGCCATTAGCTTCCTCTTCCTCAGGTTGAGTTTCCACTTCAACTTCAGATTCCCCTTCGATGCCAAATAAATTTCCAGCAGCGTGAGGTCTAAGTTCATCGATTCTACCTGCTGATTTAGCAAATAAAGTATCTTTGATCTGATCACTAATATCCGCAGCAGACGCATCTGTCGCTATCATATTGACGAGTTCTTCCATCATGATTAAATATACTGATAAAGTTATTTATATCTCTCCTTCATTAGCACCTGGTTTTGGTAACTTAGCTGCAGTCTCAGGTTTGGTCGGTGGAAGTTCTCCCATCGCTACATTAGGATCTTCCATTTCCATGCCCATCGCAGCACCCTGTTCTAATTCTAACATCTGTTGATTAGGATCAGGTATGATACCCTTAGCAATTTCATCCTCTATCTGCTCATCAATTTCTACAATCTCTTGATCTCTTTGACGCAATACTTGTCTTCTTACATATTCTGTAGAATAATATCTACCAACATAAGGTTCAACCATACCAAGAAGACCTAAACGACCTTCCATCAATTCCTTATCTTTTAGTTCTGCAAAGTGATTGTCATAGATAAAGTCAAATTGAATATGCTCGGACATTATCTCCCAATCGTCTGGGGTAACAATGTTCTTAAGTAACAACTGTGTTCTTAACATATCTAAAAAGATTTTGCCAAAACGCTTACGCAGTCTACCTACAAACTTACTGAACTTAAGTTCATCTCTTAGAATTTCTGAACTACGACCTAGATTAAATCCATCGCCAGATCCAGCGATTCTAGATTCAGGTACTCCCAAAGATCTATACAACTTAGATTGGAAATACTCAATATCAGCAAGTTCTCCAAGGTTCTGTCCACCTGGTAATGTTGTAATCTCTGTGCCTCTACCACCTTCTCTCCTAGGTAACCAGAAGTCTTCAAGCATTGACATGTATTTTTTATCATCCCTTGTCTCACCTGTAGCAGAGTCATATACTAACTTGTTTCTATAACGAGACATTACATCTCTAAGATATTGCTCCGCTTTTACTTTAGGTAGATTACCAACATCAATATAAAATATCCTTCTTTCTGGTGCTCTCGATAGTCTGTATATAACAAGACTATCTTCAATCATTCTTAACTGATTGAGTGCTTTAATTGCTTTGTGGAGATAAGATAAACATGTACCCTTATTCCTATCGACTAAACCAGAGGTACAATATGTAATAGAATCTTTTGCAAGTTTAACTCCTGTCATATGGGGTGCACTACCTTGTATCATATTAGTAGGATACCTAGGTGTAGGAGTATACATGAAATACTCTTCAATCTTAGGAAATACTACCTTATCATTATCATGTACATTAGGACTAGCATTAAATAAATCTGATCTTTCTTTATTTTGTTTTTGTTCTTTACGAATATACCTCATCTTCATAGGATCGATATACCTTAACTCCTGTATACCATCTTGAGGTTTTTTGATATCAATTACTTTGTTATAATATATCCGTCCATCAACATACCAGTTTCTAAAGATCTCATGAGATTTAGAATCAAAATCTAATAAATCTTTGATGTGTTTAAATTCAACTCTTATCTTATCTTTAATACCATCTGATGCATTTAAATTCTCCAAGTCTATCTCTACAGGAGAATCATTTGTATCCGATACAATTGCTTCATTTACAATATCTTCTACAGCATTATCCACTTCTGGATGAAGTGCCATCTCACGATATTTTTTAATTGATTGATGTTCGTCTTTATAAATCCCTTCAAGATCTATTACCTG